GCACCCGAGCTGCATCGAGAGCGGGTACGTGGAGCACGAGACGTGCTGCGCTTTCTTGACCGAGTAGAGGGTGGCTTCCGTTGGCGTGTGACTCGGCAGCGAGCTGGTCTGCTCCGTGAGTTTGCCGAGTCTCGGCTAGTCAGACCTCGTGGTCCTATTACCTCTCGGGAGAAGGTGCTGCGTGAGGCACTACAGGATTAGACGCGACGACAACGACGGATACGACACGGTGTACCGGGACTACCACAGGTGCAAGGCCGGGGCGAAGGAAGAGAACGATGTGCTTGAGTTCTGGCCACACTACTCAGGTAAGGGATTGCCTGCCGGTGTTCCGTTCGTAGTGAGAGCTGAGTGCCCCGCTTGTCACGAGTGGGTTCCGGCGATGTTCGAGTGGTCGAGTAACCTAATCATCCCAACGTAGCCCTTCCTATGCATCCGTGATGGTAAGGGGAGCGTTGGCAAGGGTAGCGTAAGGGTTAATCTGCGCTTGCATCTCCGCACGCACCTGAGCTAAGCGTTCACTGTTGCGCCGGCGCATCTCTTCCCGGCATATATCACAGTCGCAGGGCGGCGGTTCAGGCATCGTCTCCGGCGGGTCGTCTGCCTCGTATGGGTCACGGTCAATGTACTCATCGTATTCGTCAGAAGCTACGACGTTCCATCCGTTCCTCCGCAACGACGGTCGGTTCCCACGCGCAACATTCTCAAGCCTTACATACGCCTCCTCGTCCTCACCGTGTAGTCGAGTCAGCTCGGCCCAAGAAGGCTGCCACTGTTTTCCATCGAAGGTTTGCCAGAAACGCTGGACGAACCCCTGTCTATTGCGCTCGGGCAACACGCTCTGCACCTTATTGAGGAAGTGTGCCGCTGCTGTCCTGCCCTTCGCTTCTGACTTAGTGCGAGTGTATCGACCGAGAGTACCGCCCTTGCTCTTACTGACCGGCTTCTTCTTCGCTCGCTGCACCATCGCAACTGACAGGTCCACAAGGAACTGCATCTGCCAGGCCGTGCGCACTACATCCCAGAGCCGGAACTCGACTGTGTTCTGTCGACTAAGCGGCCGGAAGTTGAGTGAGACGTACTTGGTTTCGCCGATAGTGGTGCTCTGCGGGTCCTCATCGAGTGCGTAAGAGAGCCCGTATCTCGCTTCGTTCTCGGACTCGAAGGCAGAGAACGGCATACAGTAGCGGTAGTTGTTGTACTGCCCACGGTGCCGTGGCCCTTGCGATGCAAGTCGGAAGAGCACCGCCTCATTCGAGTACATGAGCCGGGCCAGGTTCGCCAGCTCTCCCCTCGTCAGGTCACTCGCTTCAACGTGGACATGGAACGAGCATCTGTCGTTAGTGTCGATGGCGGGGGCGCGGTTGAGTACGTCGTCGAGGGTGAAGGTCATGTCTCGCCAGCGTGGGTCACCCCATGCGATGGGCGCCGTGATTACCTCAGCTCCACAACTTGAGTCGTACTGGACTTTTACTGGGTAGTAGCGATGGTCCTCGTGCATCCACCAGTCTTGTCGGTCCCAGCAGAAGTTAGTGCGGCACCAGTCGCACTCGCAGTGGTAGTCGTGCGTGTAGCTTTCGTCGTCGTCATTCCACTTGAGTCCAGCGCGTGCAAGCCTGTTGTTCAGGTTGCGCAGCCGGCCACTGCCTACCTCTAGCTCGAAGCCGAACCTGCGTTCCTCGATGTTCACTTCAACACCTCGTCAACGGCAGCAGCGAGAGCGTCGTCTATCTGTGACTGGGCCTCTTCAGCTTCTTGCTGAATCCCCACAACAGGCACAACCCAGCGTCGGCACTGGTTCAGCGCATCCCGCATCTGTTCGATGACGCGACGGAGTGAGTCTTGTTTATCCTGCATTCGGTCGATAGTGGCGTCGTAGACCGTCTCGTCAACGTGACACTGAGCGCAGTAGCGTTCCTGCTTGCGTATCTCGGCTATCGCTTCGGTGAGAGCAGCCTCAGCCAACGGGTAGCCCTCCCACGCCTTCTTTTGTCCCATCAAAACGGCGATGCGCCGTTCCTGTTGTTCTCGTTCGAGCCGGTCAGCGATGTTCAGCTTAGTACCTCCCTTGCTCTGTCCAGAGCAGGTGACGGTCCGAAGTCACGCTGCTCCGAAGCGAACACCAGGTCACGCAACGCTTCTTGCAACTCCACGACCCTGTTGAGTAGCCAGGTTGTGCCGCTAAGGATTTCAGCGTGAGCCGTATAGGGCGCCTTCTTCATGGCGTGTACCTCGCAGCTTCAAGTGCTGCAGCTATGCGTTCGAGCGCATCGACTGCACGCCGCCCAAGGTCGAAGCCTTCCTCTATCTTCTCCTTCGTGTCGCCTAGTCCGAGCAGGTCAGCGAGTGCTTTCACTCAGACCTTCGCTCCTTTCTTCTTGCGCTTGAACAAGTCCACGATGGATGCAGCCTCACGTCTAGCCTCTTCCTCTTCGCCACTCAGTGGCCCGGAATGGGTAGTAGTTGCCGGGATTGCGGCACGGACAGTACGCTCGGCGTCCAACAGCGCATCGCCTCCTGTCGTGCCCAGCCTGGAGCAGTAACGAAAGGGTGGCACCACCGACTCGTTGACGATGAAGCTGCCATCCGAATAGACGTGGATGTATCGCTTCTCTTGTGGGTCGGTCGGGTCTAGGTGCGTGCCCTGCCATTGCGAGCCGGGCCTGACCGTGGCGTCGTAGCCCACGTCGGCGATGTTGAAGGGCAAGGTTTCGCTTGCATTTTCTGGATAATCGGGTGGTAGCCAGCACTTGTCTACTTGGTCCCACATCCACCCGTCTGGGTTCTTCTCGTATCGCTTGGGGTCACGGTAGATGCGGGACGTGCCCGCCCAATTCATTTCCCATTCGTCTTCGTCCTCCCACTCACAGCCTGGCAGTAGGTACGGAGGGCAGGTAGAGGTACTGCGGTTCATGCGACCGTAGCTGTAGCTGTTACTCCAGTCGTTGAACTCGAACTTCCCATACTCTTGCTCTATGCCGTCCGAGTAGACACCGTAGTGCCCCTCCTCGTAATAGAGGATTCCGGTCGAGCCGCTTTCTTTCTTCTTGACGAACCCACCGACCAGCTTCTCGACCGCAGCTAGTGTCTTATACGTGCTAGCAAACACCCAGCCGTACTTGCACTTAGCGATGTGCAGCGGGGAGTCCTCACCGCGCACCAGGTACAGCACGTTGCGCTCTAGCTCGCTGAGATAACCGAGGGCATAGCTACCCCATACGTCGGTCATGTCGGTGGGGATGAGTCCGTGCTCGTAGAGGTAAGCGAACACTGCTTCGCTATCGACCTCGGCTTGTCGCTCTAGCTTGACGTGCTCGGCGAATATCTTGTCGTCGTTCCAGATGTGTCCGTTGTGGACACCGACCACTCGCCGACCATGTTCACCCACCCTGACTGGATGGTTGTTACGGTTCAGCTTGGGACTTCCTTGTGTTGCGAACCGAGTGTGCAAGATGGCAGTGCTCGTGTGCTTACTCATTCGTACCTTGAACTTCGACGCCGGGATGGGCGCCTTGTCCAAGCACAGAGCGTTAGGTCCCCACCATGCTGCACCTGTTGCGTCCTTGCCTCTTTCTTCGATGCCCGTGAATAGCATTCTCGCTAGCTCATTCGCATCGAGCGGGTGTCCTGGTTCCAAACAAAATCCTGCAACTCCGCAGATATGTACCTCCTTGCTCTCGACTGTTACTCGGGTAGAAAAGGTGAGCGGGGGCTACCCCGCTCAAGTGGAAGGCAGGTGAGCGTGCGCTCATGCCGTCACTCCAAGAGTCGTTCGCTCTCTCGGTTAGCTCCAGGTTCACGGCCGAGGGGTTGGAGTCCTCAACCAGTCGGGCGTCACCCAACCAACTGGACCGGGCGCCGGGGTTGGGCGCCGGAGTTACTTCGACTCAGCAGCTAGGAGCTACTTGCCCTGCCACTATTGCATTCGTCCCAGCGGGCGTTGAGCCGACGCTTCGCCGCAGCTGGGAGCTTCACTAGGTTCATCAGTGCGTTGAGTTTCTCTTTGCTATTCGGCGTTCGAGCCAAGCCCTCTATGCTCTTGCGTTTCACTCCGTTGCTGGCGTAGTCCACCATGTGCTCGCACAGTGAGGCCCATGCAAGAGCTAGCCTGGAGTCTTCGGTGCTACCGAACATCCTGAACTCGAAGGTGTTGTAGCCAGTGCGACCGCAGAGTCCGTTGTTGTGGCTGTTGAAGTCCCACCGTGGGAAGGGCTGTCCTTCCTCGGCCAGGTCGAGCATCTTCCTAGTCGCCGCCTGTCTGCTACCGCCGTGGTCGCCCAGCGACCACATCCCGCCGTAGCCACTGCGACGGCTGGGATACAGGCCGTATAGCGTGCGCTGACACGAGAACCACAGTGCCATGAGGTAATAGCACCGAGCGTCGTCAAGGTCCGAAGCGTCGACGTGTACGTGCAGTCCGGCTTGTGGTTCTGCCTTGTACCCTGCGCCGATGGCGTTGTGATAGAGCTGGTCTACGTCCTGCTCAAACTCATGTCCATAGCCAGGGTTAGTGACGAACTCACACCCACTTGGGAAGTACCCATGCAGTGAGCCATCTTCCTTCGCTCCGAACTTGACCGGGATGGAAGGTAGCTCGTCGGGTCCATTGTCCAGCTCAACCTCAAGCCCGACGCTACGTGGTAGCTTGAGGAAAGCTGCTGTGTCTACGCAGCCTTTCGTGTGCTCCTCGCTCGGGTCGGTTATGTCTCCATACCGACCACCGCAGTTGTGACAATCGCCGCATTCCGTGCCGCAGGTTTCGCAACCGCAACCACCGCAGTAGTCATAGTGGTTGTCCCTGCATGAGTAGCACCAAAGGTCGAAGTCATCACGCCAGTCAGGACATGGACTGTTAGCGTGTTCGGCACGACAAGCGTGGCACCAGTCCCTTTGGTAGCCAGAGGATTCGAGGCAGTCGAAGGAGTTGCCACACTCCTCGCATCCGCACTCACCGCATAGCTCGTGCTCTTCTTCTTCTACTTCAACTGCCACTGCCGTGGTACTAGGCGGCACGGTTCACTCCTCTGTTACCTCCTCGTGTAGGGCGTGGTACAAGTCATGCGCCGCAACTTGAGCAGCGTTGTCGTTCTTGAACCAATCGTCGTTCGTTGTGCGATTGGCCTTGTGCTCGGCGTCGTGCCAATTGCGCAGCAGTCTTGCGAATGTAAGCTCATCCATCCTGTCCTCCCTCGTGGTAGTGGACGACGCCGGCTTCGCACTGGTCGCAGTGCGGCAAGTTGTACCTGTGGTACAAGAGATGGAACCTGTGCTTTAGTTCTGCGTGCAGCCAGAGCAACACGTCACGCTCGCTCTCTGCGCGCTTCGCCCTGTTGAACCAGAAGCCAGTTAGTGTCATGTCAGAGCTGCTCTTCGATGATGTCGGCTATCTGCTCGAACGTGTAGCCGTCATCGTTGCAGCCAGCGAGCGTGTTGTGCTCACCGGCAACCTCGACATGGAAATCACAGAGAGCGAGGAGAGGGTCCCCCACGGCCCATATCGCTACGGGTTCCGGTAGGTATGCTACTTGTCCCTCGCATTGTAGGTTTGCCTTGTTGCCCAGCGCCCAGTCCTCAACCACTCCGTCCTTGATGGCTAGGTCGGTGAGCACGCCGAGGCAGCAGAACCTATGGTTACCGTCGGTGTCTAGGTTGTGCAGTGCTCCTTCCCCCTGCCTGTACTCGCCACTGCGTAGAGCAGCGACCCACTTGCGCTTTACCTCTGGGTTAATGTTGTCCTCCTTCACGTAGCTGTCGCCTTACCTCGGTGGCGACTGGTTCAAGCCAACGCAACGCTATGCTTATGCCCTCACTCATGTTCTCAAGGGTGCGTTGCGTCTGTAGCAAAACCTCTGCATTTTCCTGCGAAAGTTGCACAGTTTCTTGCGAGTTGTTAGACATCTAGGTCGTCCGCAAGTTCGTCGGCAACGAGTGCAAATAATAGAGCGGCGCCCCACTTAACACCTGAGTCTTGCGTGTGCTGGAACTCTCGGAAAGCGGCGTATGCACCCCGCTCTAGGGCATAGCCATTCTCGTGCAGCACCGGAGAGGCGTCGTCCATGCTCGAACCTAAGCCGTAGTCGTCCATCTGCTTGAGTATGGACAGTGGGACGCCCAGCTTGGACAGTGCTAGGCCCACGCCGCAGCTAGGCGCTTCGTTGTGTACGTAGAGGCACGCCCCGCCGTCGAGGAGTTGATACACGTAGTCCTCTCCACGCTCGGCCACTGCTTCACGCAGTGCACGGATGGCGTCCTCCTTGGTGATGAACTGCACCTACCAAACCTCCTTCATCACAGACTGGAACTCCGCAAGCGTCTCGTTCGTCCAGCCACCGTCATGCTCGACCTGCCATATCAAGTCGCGCATTGCTTTCTTGACCTCGGCTTCCGCCTTCCAGCGTGCGAGGTTGTCCTTGAACCGGGCTCGGCTCTCGGCTCGGCACGAGCGGCAGTACTTCGACTTACCCACGGTGGACCCGTGGCTTGTGTCTGTTGCGCACAGCTTCACGCTGGCTCCTTTCCTAGTTCGTCCGGGTTCTCGGACGTATAGACGGGGACCTCCCCGCACAACCCGCACTTACGCACTGGATAGCCGATGGCTATGACCCATGCCCTGCAACAGCGAGCGACTGCATAGTGCAGCTCTGGCTCAGGCATTCGGACCTTCGACTGGTACCAGCCATATGACTGGCGCAGGTGATGCGACCTTCTCTTCGATGAGTTCGAGCATTCGCAGTACGCTTGCGCTCGGCTCGTGGATGAGAACCCAAGTCACTTGCTCGGGCATTGCCTACTCTCCTAGCCAGGGTCCATAGGTGGCTTCGCACTTGAGCGCGATAGCCACGCGCCTTCCCTGCTCAGCGACAACCGTTTCGTCTAGCTGCTCTAGATTCGGACCGTAGAGCAGCTCTATCGCGTAGCGCATTGCAAGTCGCGCGCTCGGGTAAGCAACGTGCTTCGAGTCTCGCCTTGCGCGAGCATGGCCAGCTTGTGCAGCCGGCGCACGGCTTCGTCTACTCCGAGTCGCGTGGTCATGTCGGCCACGGCTCGGTCGATGGTTGGGTACTGGTACATAGGCACCTTCCTTTCACACGCTAGGTGCGTGCTGTGACAACGAGCGCAGATTCCCCGTACTTCTCTCGGGCGCGTGCCTCCGCTTCGCGCAGGGTTTCCGCCCATACGTAACCGAAGGCTGTATTGCCTGGTGGCCACGTCCAAACGACGTTCCACTGGCGACAGTTCTCGCTTGTGCAGGCAAGGCAACCCTCGTCGTTATGCATGGCGCGGGCGCTTGCGCATGGCCATGAGCTGGGCCAGGAACATCACTAACCTGGTCATGGCTAGAACACCTGAATGGATAGACCTGCGCCTTCGCGTATCTCTCGGATGGCGTCGGCGTACTTCTCTGCCTCTTGTTGTTCGCCTCTCAACCACGCGCGGTCGTGCTCGCGTAGCAAGGCTTCGATGCGGTCAAGCGCATCGTCGGTCGGGGACTTATGCATTACAGGCACCTTCCCTTGGCATGGTTCGTGGACAAAGAAAAGGGACCAGGACTACACGCCTGCCAGCGCATAGCCCTGGTCCCTTGACTTGCGGGTATTAGTCGAGTGTTGGTAACAGTCGCTTGGCTACTTCCTACGTGGCGTACTCTTGCGCGGGCGTGTGATTGCCCTCACGTAGACTGACTAACCTGTTACCTCAACCAGCGTCAGCGTGCTGGAAAGCGACCGGGCGCATGGCCACGGTACTCCCGGCGCTCGCACCTAGACTTTCCCACTTGCGTGGTACTTGACCTAAGCGCAGGCACGCTTGGCTTTAGACCGGCGACGGACACCTTGCGCGTACCGTGGGCTACGCTTGGGTACTTACCTCGCGCCTTGCAGACCATGCGCCTGTCCGTGGACAGACCACGCGCCTATCGCTTGGCTTTCACCTTGCGCATTGCCCTGCTACCTTGAGCCGTTGGCAGACTGTGCTCAAGTCACGCCTTCGCATGGCATACTGCGCCTACCCTATGAAATTGGCCTGGTTCACCGTTGGGCGTGCGCACCTACGTGCGGCTTTTACGCCCTGTCCAGACTCGTTGCTTTTCGTGCGCGGCCAGGCGCGACACCTGGCCCACGGCCTACGTTGGCCTACGCTTGCGCGAGATACTTCCCGCGCGTGTTCCCATCCGTGAGCGCCGCTGCCTCTCGCGAGACATTGACTCCCCGTACCCCAAGGTTTGCACCTTGCGGTTGACTCCATCGCCCGTGCGAGCGCATACCCAGCCGACCCTTCATGCCCTTGTTCGTTTTCGCGAAGAACTCGCGCACGTCCGCAGGCTGGTTGCTGAGCCAGGTGGACTCTTCCTTGCGTGCGTCCCTGCGCATAGCCCGCACTGCGAGCATGGTGGGGTTGCACTCATGGTCGAGAACCCTGTCTGCCTCGCACACGGCGCACCAGCGCCGAGTGGTCATGCAGGCACCTTCCTATGTAGGGCGCTTGTTCGCGCCGTATGACAACACACTAGCACACTGCTACCTACCTGTCAAGCCCCCTGCTTGTGGGGGTCGCGCTAGGCCCAAGGGCGCTACCCGTAGGACCCCCACTAGCAGGGCATTACGTGTTCGGAGCGTTGTCAGGGCTTATGCTCTAGGCTGCCATCGAGCGAACCGAACGCCAGAACACTAGCACAATGGTCAAAACCGCAGGTCACACGGGGTTTACACTGTCCAGCATTACCGATTACGGCGCTGCTTCGGGACAAAACGGACACCCTCCCATGTCCAGTTGGTACAGGTTTGTCCACAAAACTGGGTGGGTTTGTCCTATTGTGTTCGTTTTCCAGCAGGGTAGGGAAAACATCCGTGTAACTCAGGCGTCAAAGAGAACGCGCGCACAACGCGCGCGGGGAGCTACGTCAACGTGAGACCGCGGCTGGAAGAAACTGGAAACTCCAGCTCGTGACGACCAACATGGAAGTAATTACCATCGTGTCATTCCCGGAGTAATAGGAACGGGCGAGCACGTAGCGCGCGGGCATGGGGGCGCGTGTACGCGCTGGCACACACACGCGGGCACACGCATGCACACGCGAGAGCGCGCGATGTTACTTTTACCCAGGATGTCCCAGTTTCAGAGTAGGGTGTTTTAAATGATAAATAGAGGAGGAGGATATCACCCCCACGTAGCCATTGAGCTGCGGTTTTGTACCTGTCGGCGGTCATAATCAGGCCCCCCCAACGGCGGAAGGTGCCTATCTCCCATGACCGCTGGAAGGGCCTGATGCCGTTCCGCCGCAACGCACGGAACGCACCCGTACTGTACCCGTACCGGTGTGCGTTGTTGTAGAAGTTCCACGCCGGCGTCGAGCTAAGTCTAGTGAGACGGAGGGGCGGGCCGGCCAACCAAAGGGGCTCCTGGACCCCCAAGGCCACGACGCTCCCCCACCACAGGGCACCTTCCTACGGAACGGGGAGGCCCACTTCCGCTACTCGGACATCCTCAGAACCGCAATGGTAATGAAAGTCTAAAGCCTGTCACTCTCCGCGTCCATAGGTCACAAGACTCAATTAGCAAACCAACCGTCATGCTATGCTATGGACTAGTTCTTTGTTACCTAGTGTGGTAACAGACTACAGGTGGTAGCTAACGAACATTATGGGCGTTGCGGAGAAAGGGCTGGTGAGGAACCTGAATTACAAGGAGAAAGTGCAGCGGTTCGCGAATGGGGTTTTGTTATTCGCTCACTCTGGGTTGCGTCAGTACTGCAACGGCTGTGAGCTGTGGCTGACGTATTTAGCCGGGGATGGCTGGGGACGCTGCCCCTTCTGTGGGGGCCGGCTGCTAAGGGCTCGCCGGCCCGGTAGACACTTCAATCGACGAAGGCGGTACGCCCATAACGGTCGCCGTGCTCAATCAAGTTGAGCAGCCTCCCGGCTGGGGCCGGTCGGTACGTAAACTCACCAGTTCGGCCAGCGCCAGTGCCCCTGGCGCAGCCAAGCGATACCCGCGACAACGATGTAAACGGGTATCACGAAGGCCAGGATGTAGCCGTACCATCTGAGGACCTCGCCCCACCAGACTGCCACCATGCCATCCTCCTGTCCAAATGTTAACAACATGTTAAATCTTTGAGCTGACCAGCAGTTTTTGGAAAACCCCTGAAAAATCTACGTCCAGTTAGCTGTCATTTGGCCCCTATATATGGGGGGGCTTAAGCACTTCCCTGCCAAGCCCCCGCAAGCACGAGCTTGGGATTTGGTTTCTTTTACACCAGCCCGAGTAAAAGTACCCGACAGACTTAAGCATGAGTATGCCTGTAGCCAGAAGTCTCTACATGTCGCTAACCAAACGATACGGCTCGAAGAAGGGTAAGGCCGTTTACTACGGCATGGAGGCGAAAGACAAGGGCAGCTTCCGCAAGGCAGTGGCCACTGCGGTCAAGCGTGGTCACGTAATGGGACTCAGAAAGAAAAAGGCGAAGAAGTAGTTGGCAGGTTTCCGCTACACGCCCATCGGTTCAACTACAGGCACCAATATCAAAGAGCCGACCCTCTCGGACTACATCAATACCTTGGTCGGCCGTATTGTCACGTCCCCTGCCCCCGGCACAGTGACTCCCCCCGCTGGAGAGTTCGTGCCGGCTAACCCCTCCAAGGACCTCCTCAACCAGCTTGAGGGCGTAGTTCCCGGCCAGGCTGCACCAACTGCCGGCCTTCCCACTCTCCCCTACCGTCCGGGCCTCTTGTCAGGGACCACCACTAGCAACACCTTCTTCGGTCTGCGTCTTCCTGAGTATGTTTTGCGCCGGCTGCGTAGCCGTACCCGAGCCGGACTGTCCCCTCGGAGGTAAGAAGTGAAAGACCTAAAGCGTGCTCTTGAGAAAGCCTTCACTGGTTTTTGTGTGGCAGTCGGCGCCTTGGGCGCCTTTGCCGTTTGGACAAACTGGCTCCACTGGCCAGCTCCTTAATGGTTAAGGGAAACGAGTGCCGCATCTGCGTAAGCCCTAACCGGGTCTACATAGAACGTCTCAAGGAAAGCGGCAAGAGCTACACCGAGATGGCGCGCCTCGTCGAGGCAGAGTTCGGCGAGCGCATCTACACCCGTAGCTTCACGGTCCACTTCACCAAGCACGTCAAAGTCGAAACGGCCGCGTATATGACGGGCCTAAAGGAAGCACTACAGCATGAGATGGAGTTGGCTCCTCCTACTATCGCCCCTCTATACGCTCTTGCTCTACGCAATCTGGAGGGCCTGGAGGATACAAAGCCAAGCCAAGAGCACCTTATCCGTGCTCTCAAGGCAATCCATGAAATCACTGGACTCCGACTCCAGCAGCACATGCTTGTCGCCTTCGCCAGAGAGCGCAGCAAACTTGCTGGGGCAGATGACTCCGCAGGAGCACTACCTAGCCAAAGCACTGGCGGAACAGAAGGCAGCGCAGGTTCTCGGGTTGTTCCTCTGCGGTCGGTGCGGGAGTCGTAACCAAGTCGCGCACTGTCGCAACTGCTTGGAGACCCTGACTCCACGTCAGGAACATCGACTCCAGTTCTTCAACCTACTGCTCTGGAATATCAACACCGTCTCAGACCTGGAAGCTGAATGGCTGTTATTCAAGTAGATGACCTGATGGTCGAGCTAGCCCGTTGCCGCGACGACGCAGAGGGCATACAGCGTTTTAACGAGCTGGTTTTTGGTACCCCTCTGCACCCAGGGCAGCTCGACTGGGTGCTGAGAGCGAAGAAGCAGGTCAACCTACTCTCGCCCGGTAACAGTTGGGGGAAAACCGAAGTCATTGCCCGAGAAGCAGTCCGGCACTCTTGGTACAAGCTTGGGCTCCCTCTCACTCCAGAGGAGTGGCTTACCGCCCAGTACAACGTCCTCGTTTGCTCATTCAACTACGACATAGCGAACGAGAGCTTTGACCGGCTGAAGCATCTGTGGCTACAGGGTGGGCCGCTAGGATTTCTCATCGAGAAGGTTTACGACAGCGAGCCGCACAAGATTAAGTTCACGAACTCATCGGTCTGCGACTGGGGTTCGCTCGCCGAGGATGGTCGGCTCATCGAGGCCACGCGCCGGCACAAAATCTTTGTTGATGAAGTTGGCCAGGAACCAGGGTTCGAGCAAGCGTACAACGATGTTATCTACCCGCGTACCATCGGGGTCAACGGAACCATCGACCTCATTGGCACACCGAAGCCGAAGACGGACCCCTTCGTCTTTGAAATCTTCGAGCTAGGAAGCCGCGGCGACGAGTTCTACTTCGCCAAAGAAGGTTCCTCGTTCGAGAACATTTACTGGCCAGAGAACGAACGTAAGCGGGTCATGGCCAACCCGAAGCTCGTCAAGCCGGATGGCGCTCTTACCGAACTGGGAGAGCAAGTCATCAACGGCCGGTTCCGCATAGCGGGCGGTCTGTTCTTCAACCGGCTGCGCGTGGCGCGAATATTCACCGGAGACTGGCCGCTGCTGGACTCCAAGGAAGAAGGTCGCTACTACCTCGTAGCCTGCGACCTCGGAGGGCGTAAGAAGACTTCGGATGCGACGGTTATCATGGCGCTCGATATCACCGAGCTGCCCTGGCGCCTGAAGTTCTTCCGCCGCTTCGAGGGCGCGGAAGCTGACTGGGAAGACAAGTACGAAGCCATACGCGAAGCGTACGAGGAGTTTCTCCCGCCCTACACGCTCGTTGACGTAACAGGTTCGACGCGAGATTCCATCGCAGAACAACTAGAACTGCGTGGCGTACCCGTCGAAGGAGTGCAGTTCGGCGGCGCCCAGGGTGGCAAGAAGTACAACTATCTTCGCTCGCTACAGAGCGCGATGGAGATGGACTGGGTAGAGCATCGCGAGGACGGCGGCAGTGTAGCCCATCGCGGCTATATCCGCTGCCCAAACGTGGACCTCGAACCCGGGCTTCGTCAGCTAAAGCATGAGCTGGACTTCTATCAGCTCAAGGACGAGAAGCTCACGCAGGACTGCGTAATGACACTCGCCATGCTGGTCCACTGGGCCATGCTCGAACTTGTACCGGAACCTATGACCGGAGAGGCGTATTAGTAGTGGCAGAGGGAAATGGAACTGCATCAATCAGAGATGTGTACGCAGTGCAGCAGCGCATCGAGGACAAGCTTGATGCGGTACTTAAGCGCTTCCAAGACGAGCATGAAAAAATCCACGACCAGGTAGACAAGAAGATAGACCGATTGAACTGGCGTTGGTACATCGTTGCGGCTGGGCTCCTAGGAGGCATCGTCGCACAGGCGAAGGGGGCCTTTGGTGGTTAGCCAAATCATGGAGTGGCTCCGGCGTATCCTGCCCGGACTAGTCGTCGTATTTCTAGTCATGGCAACCGTGTGGGGATTGCGCTCTGCCGATATGGAAGCAAAACGCGCCATAGAAGCACAGGCGCGTGCCGATGCTCGACAAACTCAGCTTCTAAATGAGCTGAAGGCGAATCAGGACCTCATCAGGCAGCTGATTGCCCAGATGCAGCAAGCCATTTCCCAGGGTCGTATAAACACAGCTAGGGCAATCGCCAGGCTTATTAAGGCTATGCAAGATGACCACGACGCCCTACTTCGCGCTATCAGAAGTCAGAATGACAACTCCGTCATCATCCGCGAGCCCGCCACAAGTCCCTCCCCTACCCATAATCCAACCAAGAAGCCGTGCAAGCATCCTGTCGACGGCCTCTGCCCCGGAGGCTAATAGATGCCAGAGCAGATGTATGAACAAGGTTCCAGTTTTGACGTAGAGAAAGAGGTTGAGAAGTTTCTTTCTCTTAAGCGCAGTCAGTACTACATAGTACGCAATTTCAATTACTTCCTACTGCGCGAGGCAATGGAAGGTCGGTTCCGCTGGCCGGCCGAATGGCCCAAGCACAAACCCAAGCTCATCTACAACCTCGTGAAGCGCATCTCGATGCGCTACTCCTCGCTCCTGACGGGCAAGGGGTTCCAGGTGCAGGTGCCCGTGCTGGCGCCGAACGACATGGACCTGCGGCTGCGTAGTCAGGGGGTTGAGAAGCTCTGTTACCGGTTCATCGAAAAGAGCGGGGACTTCTCTACTTTCTCACTCGGCTCCCAAGACGGCAGCCTTCTTGGCAACACAGTCTTCAAGACATACATCGACCAGAAGACGAAGTGGCCATCTTTCTCGCAGTGTATCCCGGACTACTTCTACGGCATCTCGTCTTCAGTCAACTATGCCGGCGAGCTGGCCAAGGTGTTCTACACCTACAAGATTGACATCGACGAGGCCCGCGAGCTGTACGGCAACCTGGACTTCAAGGGCGACATGGACTACACGCGCGACATCTACCTGTCTAAGGAGATGCTCAACCAGTCCACGCAGGAGAAGGAGCGCCAAGTTCCTTGCCTAGAGGTCTGGACCAAAGACAACTACATGCTCAAGGTCGGCAATGCAGTCGTGTACAACGGCGCCAACCCCTACGGCTTCGTCCCCTTCGTGTCCATTCCGAACATCCGTAAGACGGGCCGCGTCGAGGGTCTAAGCGATGTCGACGATGTACTCCCAGTCAATGAGGAGCTGAACCAGATGCTCAGCCACCGCGCCTACGTGGTGCGTCGCTGGCTCAATCCAACGCTCATTTGGGAGGGTGCGCCCAAGGACTACGCGGCAATCATTCAGAAGATTGTCGGTGGCGGGGGCGTCATCCCGACACGACTTGGAGCGAAGCTCAATTTCCTTGCCCTCAATGGCCAAGGACCAGACGTAATAGAGATGCTGGAGCGCCTGCGTCTCATCGCCCTAGAGAACGCGAACATGAACGACCTCGCGCTCTCAGGCAACGTGCAGGGGTCCATTAACACTGGACAGTCACTCGACCGAATGCTCATCTCCATCATCACCACACTGGAGGAGAAGCACCGAAATTGGGAGCGTGGCTTGAAGAAACTATTCGGCCAGCTGCTCACACTCTCTACTCACGAGGAAGCAGCAAAGGAATACGGAGAGGTCCAGGTTAACGCGGACAAGAAGTCGGCTGAGGGAGGCGGCATCCTCACTCTTGACGGCGAGTTGGTCGGCGACATCCGCGACGTGAAGGTTATCTGGCCTGGCACTTTGGCACGCGACGACGCAGCAAGCGTCTCGCTGGAGCTGCAGAAGTATCAGGCCGGCGTGCAGTCTCTCTACACCACGCTGGAGAACCTCGGAGTCGACTTCCCAGACGACGAGATTGAGAAGATTGCATCCGAGCGCAGTGACCCGCGGCTCGCTCCGAAGGAGCAGGCTTCCCTGCTCAAGGCCGCAAGCCCGCTACTGGCGCAGGAGCAACAGGCACAGCAGGAGCAGCTTCCGCCGGAGGCTTTCGAGAATCCGGAGGAAGAGGCACAGCTTGCGCTTGAGGAGGAGGAGTCGGCGCCTAAGCGCCGCCGTCGCAAACGAGCTGAGCCTACTGAGCCCGAGGTAACCTTCGATAACTCTGACGAACCTAGCCTGGCTGTCTAATGCCGGTTCTTGACCCAGACAAGGCACTTCTTCAGCCGGTAATAGCGCCGCCGAAGAAGCCTAAGAAGAAAAAGAAAAAGCCCGCTCTCATCGCGCCGCTTGGTGCAGGCAAGCTCAAGCTTGAGATGGAGCGCGAGCTTCGCGCTCAGCAAAGTCTTCTCAAGAGGAAGGCTGAACTGCAAGCGCGCGCTCAGCGCGCCAAGGCTGAGGCGCTCTTCGAGAAGTCCGAGCGCGCCAAGTATCTCAAGGGCCAGGCCGGACTCCAGAAGCAGCTTCTCGCTGCGCGTGGAGTCGGTGGTCAGATAGCCAAAGAATACGTCGAAGAAGCGCGGTCGGCCATCGCCGGCACGCGCAGCAAGTACGTTCAGGATAAGCAGACTCGCGAGTTTGTTAGCGAGCTGACGAAGCTCAGCTCTACCAACCCCTCCCTTGCGGGCAAGGATGCTGAGAAGGTATTCCTCTCGCTCTCCGATGCGGAGAAGCTGGCTATTGTGCTGCGGCATCCTGCTGCGTTCCCTGAGCTAACCCGCGAAGCTCTGAAGGCGCAGGCGGCGTACGAGAAGGCAAAGCGCGAAGCCGCAAAGAAGCCGGGCATCGGGCAGAAAATTCTGGGCGCAATCGGTAAGGTGCTCGGCCCACTCGACAAGCCGCGCTCTTTGCTGGGGCAGGCTGAAGCTGCCGAGAAACTGGCAAAGGCAGTGCGAGAGCGGAAGACGACAGTTGAGAAACTGTGGGCTCGGCTCTCTCCCGACGAACAGGCTGACTACGTCCTGCGCATTGCTCGCTTCCCCGAGGGCGAGGGGTACCTGCGCACCATCTTTGGTGCCAATCGGAACCGTGAGCGCATCAAGAAGTACCTTGCCACCCGCTCGGGTGAGTTCCTTCGGGGCCTGCAACGGCGGGACAACTTCCGAACGCATGAGGGTTCTCTTGGCGGTGACTTCTACTCAAAGCTCGCCCAGAGCCAGGAGCGTCGTGACAAGCTCGGCAAGGAACTGGGCTTCGTTGTTCGACACGACACAGGCATCACGCAGTTCGCTCTTGACCCCACTCTCTACCTTCCCTCGCTTGGCGCCCTGCGCACCATCAACACGGCGGCTAAGAGTGAGAAGTTTCTTCAGGTCGGAGGTAGACGAGCACTAGAGCGCATCGCTGCGAAGGTTGCGCTAATTGGCGAGAACGCAGCCAAGATTGCCGAGCGCTTCAAGCTGCCAGTCGAGCTTGCAGAGAAGGTCGCACTCGCAGCCGGCGACACTGAACGAGTTGTCGCTCTTCTCGCCGAGGAGCTGGGCAAGACTTGGACCCCAACCGTAACACGGCGCAGTATCGCTGCGCTGCGTCCAGCGCTCAAGGAGCAGGGTCTACTCAAGCGTGGCCTGGAGACTGCAGCTGCTCCACGCCTCACTGAAGCCGCGACCAAGAACGTACAGAAGGCGCTAACCCTTGGCGCCCAGAACAAACTGCGCGCACAGCTCGCCAAGGGTCAAGCGAGGATTGCCAATATCAATTCGCGTCTCGCCAAGAAGGAAGCGCAGCTCAAGCGGCTTACACCCGCTCGACAGACTCGCGCAGTGCGCTTGCGTCAGGACATTGTTGGATTGCGCCTACAGCGCAAGGGGCTTTCCAAGCAAGCGACGAAACTGGACAAGGCGCTTCGAGCCGGGCGCATTGTTGAGAAGCAGGTCATCCAGAAAGCTGAGCGCCGGGGGCTTCGGTCTGTTACCGGGCAAGGAGCAGCCCGCCTTGCGCGCGCGCCCCTGGCCTTCATTGAGAAGGCCACTCCAGGCAAGTTCAAGCACGAGCTGAAAGACCAGGCAGCTGACGCGGTGCGTCGGTACACGCGCGGCTTGGGCCTGGGTCACGACATCGTTGACGGCATCACGAACCGGGTTATCAAGGCCGGCACAATCGACGACGCAGAGAGCGCAGTCGCCGAGGCAGTGCGCCATTACGCAGCGAAGGCCGGGCTCGACAGTACTCAGTCGGCCCAGCTCCTCGCGTTTATGAAGTCGGCCAAGGACGAGTTCGACCGAGCGTTTAAGGCTCGGCTCTACGGCATCAAGGGCGAGGCTGCTCCCCTCGCCCGCACTCAGCTTCGTAACGAAATCCTGCTCCCCGATAAGGGCGACCTGGACCGCGCCATCAAGCAGATTAGGTCTGGTCGCGCTGTTACCGGGCGAGCAGGACTAGCAGTACGCGGTCTGAAGGCCGGACACCGACTGTGGAAGTTTGGAGTGGTGACTGGCCCAGCCTTCGGTATCGGCCTGGCCGGCTCTATCCCTGGCGCCGCCATCGGCGCAACCATCGGCGTCATCAAGCATGCTGTACCAGGCGCCGTCAAGGCTGCGCTCAAGGGCGACCTCGACCACCTGCTCCTCGGCATACAGCGCACCAAGAGTTCCCTTCTGAAGGGCGCTGCTGGTGGCGCGCACATCGGCGCCAGCGTCGGCGGGCTCCAGTATTCCCTGCGCGTGGCGGTTATCGAGGAGACGTTCGGCCGTAGCTTTGCAGTCCATGGTATTACCCGCTCGGTAATAGAACGCCTTCCCTTCGGCCTTGGCCCGAAAATCTTGTGGAAGGGACTTAACGAGAACCAGCGCAAGATTGCAGTCAACACGGTGCGCATGTTGCGACACGCGGTCAGGGCCAACCCAGAGAACGACTGGGCACTGCACGCTTTCCTGACGAAGGCCAGTAAGAGCACGCTTATCGAGCAGGGAGACAGGCGGTTCCTCGACGCCTGGTATCACGTCATCAACTATCAGCTACATCAGTCCGACGATGTGATTCGCCATCTAATGGCGGGCCGGTTCGGCGACAGTCGAATTGCAGTCGGCGAAACAGGCGAAGCCATCGTGGAAGCCACGAGTCGAGAGGCAGCACAAGCTGCCGCTATCCGTTGGCTGGAGCACGACCCTCGCGGCAAGGTCTACCTGCGCGACATGATTGAAGCTGGACGTGCCAAGAATGCCAAGCAGCTCGTGGACAATGCACAAACCCTCATTGACGAGGTAGTCACACACCCCGCCATCGTCAAGGCGTGGCAGGCCGGCCCCGTTGATAAGGGAGAGCTGCGCGCACTCATCGCCAAGGGTGCAGCACCCCAACGCATTCATGCCTTGGACCGGCGCACGTTGAACCCGCTCAACCCCAAGGACTTGCAAGAGGTTGTGTCCCGCTCTGTTCTCCAAGCTCCGACCAATGTGGGACGGGAAGGTTTCTTCCTTGGAGAGTTCACCGACCACTACAAGTCCCTGCTCGACGGCGGCATGGACCCCAGCCTCGCCGCCCAGATTGCCGGCCGGCGAGCCGTCGAGCGCACGAACGAAATCATGTTCTCACTGGATGGGATGAGTCGCTTTGCCAAGAAGGCTGACTACGTTTTTCCGTTCCAGCAGGTGCGTGAGGAGCTGTTTAGGGTCTACGGAAAGATTGCGCTGGATAACCCACTGCGCACCATGCGCCTATACAAAGCAGCGAAGACTGGCTTCGACATCGGTGTCGAAGAGGGATGGATTTACAAGGACCAGTACGGCGAGTACGTAGTTACCATCCCCGGCTCTGCGGCTCTAACGCGCCTACTGACTGGACGTGCTATCGCCAAGACGTTACCTCTGTCGCGCCTATCGTTCATCGGACAGGGCGCATTCGGCATCGGAGTTATCCCCACCCCCGGTGGTCCGTACTTCAGCGCAGGGGCCTCGGTGGTACTGCGCGCGTTCCCGGACCTATTCCCAAAGAACGACACCGTGGCCAAGTGGCTGTTCCCATTCGGAGCTAGCGGCTACATCGGCCGAGAGAACGTGCGGCAGATTATCGCTGGTATCCAGCCTGGTTTCGGGGGGGCATTCTACGAAGTGGTCGGCAAGGACAACCAGCGCGACCAGCTCTACCGCCTAGCGCACCGCGTGTACTCCGCGATGTACGTGGACTGGAAAGAGGGACATGGCCCTGAGCCCACACTCGAAGCAGTAAAAGATGCGGTGAAGAAACTGACTTTCGCCTCGGGCATTCTCGGCGCCATTGTTCCCGGAGGCGGACAATTCCTCATCCCCGAGGAGGAGCGCTTCTATAACGACATCGCGCCAGCCTTTAGGGATGCAAGCGGCCGGTTGGATATAGCCGCCTTGCTTGAAGAGTTCCCGCAATATCAGCCCTACCTCACGTCCAAGGGCAAGTACATCGGACCTGAGAAGTACTGGCAGCAGCCCGGGCTTCCACGTGAGGCAATGTCAGAAGCCGACAAGTTCAAGAGCAAGCTCAATACCAAGGTGTTCTCGCCTGAGGAGTTCGCCGCTGAGATTAAGCGGTCGCAGCAGTTGTCCCTCGCATTCAAGGACTTTTACGAGAGCACCTTTGACCCGACTGACGTGCGCGGCGTGTTCGAGCGCCAGGATGCCGTGCTTCGCCGGCATCCCGAGCTGCGGCACTTCTTCGACACTCGCTACCAGATGGAATTGCAGTACATCAAAATCCGCCGGCTCAATGACCCTAAAGAACAGGACCGCCTACTCAAAGAGTGGCGCTTCCGATGGAAGGACCAGGACGGCGGCTGGAGTAAGAGTGCTGAGGAGAAGCTGTCCTTCCGTTACGTCCGTGGAGTTCTCGACCCGGAGGGACTGTGGAATGCAGCTCGTGATGCAGACGAGCTGGACAGAATGTGGCGTGACCAGAAGTCTCGTCATTCGGACCTCTCGCTGCGGCAGTTTGCCTCGCGCTTGAGCGCGTCGGAAGCCATCAAGTTCCTTCGTCGCAGGGAGCGTGATGCGGAGACGCTCGACGAGTACTTCCGCATTCACAAGCTCATCAGCGAAACCTACGACAACCATCCCGAGCTGCTGGCCCCGCGCAAGATTGACCCGCTGCGTGACTCGTACGAACAGAAGCTTGCACGAGAGCTGTCTGCAAAAACGTCGGACTTCTACGAGGACATGGCCAAGCTGCAAACGCGCGTGGACCAAATCAAGAAACAGATGGATGCAGCTGCACAGTCCAAGAACTGGACGCTCTATTACTCTCTGAAGGACCGGCGCACGAAGGCGTACGACCAGATACGCATTCTCAAGAACGCCGTGTACCACAAGTACCAGGACTGGCCACTCATCGCAGACACGCTGAAGGAAGGCTGGTACGACGAAGGGCTGACCACCTTCCACATCAAGGAGCTGGAGAAGCAGGGCCTTGGCTGGCTTGCCATCGCCCCGGAAGAGAAGCAGTGGCAGAACATGACCGAGCTGCTTCGTGACGAGTACCTCAAGGACTTGACTGGCCGGCTGTCTCAGCCTGCCTTCTCAAAGGGCAAGCTCTACTGGGAGTGGCTGACAGACTTCCAGAAGGACCTGCTCCAGGGACAGTACGGCTACGACAAGGCGAAGCAGTGGGCTCTGCGCTCGGCAGCCGACGATGCAGCAGCGCGCAAGCGCGGAGGAATGTTCTCCGTTGCCGAAGGCGAGATTGCTTTCGCTATGGCGATGTTCAACCAGTACTCCAAACGGCCTCGCGGTGCTCGGCCCCCGGCCGCATACAAGCAGTACCTCTCGTTACCGGACAACCGGGCCGTCCGGTTCGCATTCCTGCAACAGCACCCGGAAGTACAACGGTGGCTACAGCTCGGGCCGATGGCACAGATGCCGGTGCTTCTTCGCAACCTGGTCGCCAACATAATGATTAAGCACGGCAAGTGGCAGGGTGAGGGCCGCACCATCGACGAGATAACAGAAGTTTCGTTCGCACAGCTGCAGCTGCAGAAGTGGACAAAGCGTCGACCAGGAGAGCGTCCACCGGCCACGTTCGACCTGTGGCTCAACATGCCGACTGGACCCGGTAAGGCTGCCTACCTACGCAAGCATCCAGAGATTCAGGACTGGTTGTCGCGAGGGCCGATGTCCAACATGCCCGACAACCTCAAGGACGTGGTGCGAGAAATCCTTGTCAACTACGGGGTGTTCACTGAGAAGTCTGACCCGCTCTCCAAGCTCATCGGTGAGTACTCGAAGTTGCCGGCCTCAGCTAAGGCCGTGTTCCTGGCTCAGCACCCAGAGCTGGTGGAGTACTGGCGCGCACTACGTCCGCCTGAGGAGAGGCCGCTATTCGACCTGGCCTCGCGGTACTTCGCTATCGACGACACTGCAGCGAAGCGCATGTTCCTCGAAGTCCACCCGGAGCTGAAGGATTACTTCATCCGGGAGCGGGAGCGCCGCTACGAGCGCTTCCTGAACCGAGTGAGCTTTTACCTAGGGGCAAACCCAGAGCTAATCAACGGCTACCTGTCGGAGCAGACCCGCATCCTGAGCGCCTTGCTCGACAAGTTTGGTGAGCGTCCTCTTCTGCCGGAGAAGTTCGTCACCCGCAGCCGCTCCCGCCGCGCCGCATAGCGGCGTTTTCCCAGCGTAACCAAGCTCTGGACGTACAGGGGCACGTCCAGTTAACGACCATTCTGCCCCTATATATGGGGAGTGTTTTCCCCGGAAGGAGTACCACATGTCTCAAGGCGAGCCGCTCGACGAGGGTTCTCCCGGGACTGAGCCAGTGGCACCAGCCGCTCAGCCGACTCCCGAAGTTCCCGACGCCAGTGGGTCACCGGCTCCAGCTGTTGCGCCAGAGGCGCCGGCTGCGCCGCCCGCCAAGCCCAACGAAGACTGGAAGGCGCGCTTCGACGGGTTGATGAGCGAACACCAGAAGGTCCTCAACAAGATGACTGAACTGGAACGCGCCAAGCTTCCTCCCGAGCAGCGCATCGCTGCAGAGGAGAGCGACCTGAAGACTCAGATGGAACAGCTTCAGGCTCAGCTCGCAGTTGTCGAGCTGGAACGGGCCAAGGAGTCCATCCTTAGCCAGTATCCAAAGCTTGCTCCATTCGCCGACCTCATCTACGCGGAGTCCGGTGAGGAGATGCTTGAGCTGGCAAAGGACCTCAACGCTCGACTGGAAGGGCTAGGTGCCACTGGCACGACTCCCGCAACGCCAGCCGAGCCGGCCACACCAGCCGCGCCTGCTGCTCCGGTATCGCCGGGTTCACCGGCATTCCAGGGACCTGACGGCTCCGACCTACTGGAGAACGCCAGGGAAAAGGCACGCTCGACGGGCGACTGGGCTGAGTACCTGCAGGCCAAGTTCCTAAAGCAGCAACTCGGGTCGCAGTAACCCAACCTACTAAACCCGAAAGGTAACAGACCACAATGGCAGTCCAGCCTAGTACCCCTATGGGTACGTACAACCAAACGGTTGGCGTCAAGCTGTCGATGGATGACGCAATCTTCATCCTGACCCCGAGCGACGTTCCGCTTCAACAGAAGCTTGGTTCCGAGCCGGTGGACCAGAAGAAGATTGAGTGGCTCGAAGAGGACCTGACCCCGCAAGAGGTTACGGTCAACGCCACGTCAGCGCTCGGTTCGAGCACCATCGTCCTTGTCGCCGACGACGGCTCCAAGGTGCGCGTCGACGACGTGCTTATGAAGAAGGACGGCACCGTCCAGGCACTCGTCACCGCCATCGCGACTGACACCCTCACCGTTACCCGGCCGTTTGCCGGTTCGACGGATGAGGCGCTAGCCGCAAACGACATTCTCCACATCATCGGTCAGTACCGTGTTGAAGGTTCGGACCCACTCGCGGGTCGCTTCGTGGACCGCACCACGGCGTACAACATGACGCAGATTGACCAGGAGAAGGTCGAGGTCACTCGTACCGAGAAGAAGCGCGCTCAGTACGGCGTGTCCGACCCGTACGACCACGAGGTCCAGAAGAAGTTCAAGGAACTGGCCATCCGCTACGAGCGTCGCCTCATCAATGGCCGGCGTGTCGAGTCGGGGGACCTCAAGCAGCGAGCCATGGGTGGCTTCTTCTATTACGTCACCACGAACTCGCGTTCCAACACCAAGGCCAACATCGAAACCGCTCTGAACGACATACTCCAGGACTGCTACACGCAGGGTGGGGCTCCGACGTGGCTTGTCGTTAGCCCAGCTATCGCCCGCGTTATCAGCGCCCTGAACGCTTCGCGCATCACGTACCCGGACTCGGGCGCTGGTTCCAAGCGTGGTCAGGTTGTTGAGCGTTTCCTCTCCGACTTCGGCGAGGTTGGCATCACCATCGACCGGCACCTGCCCAAGACCAAGGCGCTGGTCGTTCAGCCTGACTACTTCAAGGTCAGCAACTTCGACGACTACTTCCACGAACTGCTCGCCAAGACTGGCGACGCGGAGAAGGGTGAAATCGTCGCTGAGAAGTCGTGCAAGGTCAAGAACCAGAAGGCACACGGCGTTCTCACCATCACCGACGCCTAACCAGGCGTCACCATAATCGGACTGGGGTGGGGGCTCAATAAAGTCCCCACCCCAGCACCAAAGCCCGCCAGGTCGGTAGGAGGTAAAAGCGGGTGGCACTCACTCATACCAAACCACACTTCGAAAGCCCAGAGATAGTCGCTGGCACGAACCAAGCAGCCGGTGTTGAAATCTCTGAGGTTGTCCCCAGTACTAGGGCGTGGACTCTCTACGCGGTCTTCTTTCGTCTAGTCACTAGTGCCACGGTAGCGAACCGAAGGCCGCATCTCGTCATCGACGATGGCAATAGCAATATCATATTCCGCTCTCCTGCTGGAGCAGTGCAGGCCGCGAGCGCAACAGTCGATTACGCCTTCTGTAATACCAACGTGCGAGAGACGGCAGTAACCGATGGAGTCCTTATGGCTCCCATGCCGGCGCTGATTCTTCATCCAGGCTGGCGTGTGCGCACTATCACTACGGCCATTCAGGCCGGTGATGACTTTGGCGCTCCATCTCTCCTGGTTGTCACCCAGCCCATTTACTAACCATGGGTACGTATAACGAACACGTCTCACAATCACTGCCTGGGTCCGGGACTATCAGCGAAAAGCTACTGGCGTATTTTGCTTCAGGACCCATCGGGAGAACTCTTGCTGCTGTGTACTCCGATGTGGGATGGCCGATTTCCGTAGGGGCCAACTCTCTTGCGAACTCTGAGGCGCTTCCAGCGTGCATGGTGCAGTGGGAACACGGCTACAACGCTGTTGAGGTTGTGCTCGACGGCATCGTTGTCATTGTGAACTCCTCTGTGGCGGCGGGCACCAAGGTCACTATCAACCCTTACATCAGCGATGTAGACCAGGCCGGTAACGCAATGTACTCAGTTGCATCTCAAGGTTTCGTTAGGCACACCTTCCACGACGCGACTGCACAAACGCAAGCGACACCATACTTCCGCGCGGTAGCCCTAGTAACAGCGGCACCCGGAGCTATCGTGACGTTGCAGGGCCGTGCGTACATCTCTGCGGGAGCAGCATCAACATGGAGCGCTTCGGTTGGTAGTGCTCTCGGACCGGCCGCAGTAACCACGCGCATGATTGCACGAGAGGTTTCATAGATGGGCTACCTAATTCGCGCGGCGGTAGATGTCTATCAGAATAATGAACAACATGTTCTCTATCTCCCAACAAAAGCTGGTGGAGCAGTTCTAACTGCTCGTAAATGCCTCATCGCACTCCACGGCCGGAACGCTACCGCTTCTCATCCAACCGCCATCAAGGGATGGAATGCACACATCCTCAAGCTGGTCGAAGCCGGCGGCTACGTGGTCATGTCTATCGACACGGGCGCGCAGACAGACGGGCCGGGAACCAACGACGGCAATAGCTACAAGAATCAGTGGGGCAACGACGCGGCAATGACCGCCATCACCAACGCGAAGACGTACCTACTCACGACACTCGGCGCGTCCGGTTCCACCAAGGTCGGGTTCCTTGACTACTCCCTCGGGGGTGGTCAGGGCTTCAACTGGATGAGTCGCAATGCTTCGCTGTGCGCGGGGGCTATTACATACGCGGGCGGCGTGGACTACGACTACTTCTGGAACAACTTCAACCAGTACAAGGCCGAACTTGAACTGAGCTACACCGGCACGAAGACAACCACGACCGGCTCGGGGACGCTTAACCAGGTTGGCTCAAACCTAACCATCGCCTCGGGAACCAACTTCCCCGCCTCGGGAACCTGCGTTCTGTACCCGTTTGGGAACGTCGTGCAGTACCAGGCGAACGACCCGGTAATTGTCACCTACACGGGTGGTGGTGGAACGACAACGCTCACGGGCTGCACCATCCCCTCGGGGTCGAAGGCATGGGGCACTGGCTCGCAGTACTTGGGTGTCTGCACGGTCGGTGGATATGCGACGAACAAGACGACACGCTCTCCGATACTCATCGCGTCCAACGTCGTGTTCGATGCGGTTCCCGTCCACGATTACTGCGGGACACTCGATGAGGTCGTTGGCGCGTCGGCAACCCCAGCATCTACTCAGAACCAAGACTTTGTAACGGCCGTAGGACCCAATGCCGTTTACCACCCCGTGACGGGTTACACCCACGGGACCCTGTTCAATGGAATCTCTTCAGACGAAATCCTGTCCATCGTCAACACCTTCAAGTGGTAATAGATGCCTACTCTTAGGAACGCCTACCGCACTCTCCTTGAGAACAAGCTTCGAGATGTCGCCGACAGCCTCGGTAAGAAGGACTTCTCTGACACAGAGAAGAACGAGATGCTCGACAACGCTCCTCGACGCTTGTTCCCCAACGTCTACAAGATTACTCAGGTAATAGCACAGTCGTCTGACTCGAACGGGCGGATGTCCACGGGGTCAGTGGACGCCAACCGAGTATTCGAGATTTGGGATGACGACTTCGATGAACTTGTAACCGGCTGGAAGCCGCGCGGTGTCGACACCATCGTAGGGCTTCCAAGCTCAGAAACCAATCTGCGCTTTTACCACCTAGCTCCGTACACCATGCCCGCAGACGACGTAACGGACCCCGGTATCCCAGACGAGTACAAGGAAATGGTTGTTCTCGCAGCTGCTCTGGACGGCCTTGAGCGCTTGGGCGTGGACAAGGTGGACTTCACCGGATATCAACCCAACTCCGAGACCGGAGTGGATGAGAACGAAATACTCAACCTCTACTCCGCTCTCTCTGCAGCACTCGCGGCAGAGATTGACCTGAAGGGTATGTCCCTCCCGGCACTGGCGGTCTAATGCCTGACGCCGTAGGTACGACTCACGAAATCCAGCTCGACGGGAAGTTCTTCCGCGTTCGGCCAGGCACCTACTTCAAGTCCAGCTCCCCCACTCCGGTGGGTCCGCAGGTTGCCGGCAAGCAGGTTGACCTGGCCCCGCTCAAGTCCTGGTTCCAGGACACCTGGGTTGGCGGGCTCGGACAGGACGTGTGGCAAGACGACGCCATGTACAAGGACGGCTTCGTTGATTCTTACTCCCACCCGCACGAGCTGCGCTGTCTGCAGCTCGTCGAACCCCTGACCAATAGTGCCGCATGGACGGACGGCGTTAACTCTCAACCTTACTTCGCAATCAGAAGTATCAACGCGACGGACAAGCCCAGGCTCTATGTTGCCATTGCAAACCTAGCCGCTGACGCTAGTGCAGGGCAGGTATACCGCTATCGTGAGGACCTGGACACGGGACAGCTCAAGTCTCTATTCGCCTTCGCCGCTAACCGGCGCCCCGTAGCCATGAACATCGTCCCCAAGCAGGGTCACCCGTTCTTCCTCGGGTACTCACTGGCGGTAATGGCCACCGGCAACGGTGAGATGCGCTTCTCCGACGCGAGTGGTGAGACGCTCGCCGGAACCATCTACAAAACCTGGTCGAACAACCAGTTCGCTACCGCTATCCAGCACTTCAATGACGCTGACTACTACGGACTGAGCCGTGGCTCCGTCAGCGCGGCTCTGTACCGAAATCCGCCCTCGACCATCGACAAGTTCTATGAGACGGGAAGCATGGCCATCGGCGGATTCACTGTGTGGAACGGACGACTCTGGTTTATCAGCCAGGTTAGTGAGGGAGTCTCTCGCCTCTACGTTTCTGACGGAACCGTCGTCAACATGGCGTACGAGTGGCCCACGTCATTCCTCGCCTCGTCCATCTATGCGCACTGGGGCTACTTGTACATCGGAGGTACTCGTCAGAGGTACGACGAGAGTGCCGGCATCGGTCAGCTCTGGCGCTACAACGGCGCGACCATGGACTTGATTGCCCAGTTCGACGACTCCGGGCTCACGTCCACTCCTAAGTTCCCGGCTAGCACTAACTACGTCATCCCCGACATGGCAGGCTGGGGCAAGTTCTTGGTTGTCCCCAACACCGGACGCTCTATGAGCGACGGCACCACGCGACAGGGCGTGTGGTTCTATGACCCCGAGGAGGATGCCTGGCACTACGGCGCCTACATCCCCACCGCCGACGCGAGCGGTGCCCAGAACCGCTGGGTCACGCAGGTCATTGACTTCGACGGCCGGCTGTTCATGGGATGTCGCAACACCGGCAAGGTTCACTTCGTTCGAAACGACAGCTCGAAGTTCACGCAGTCTCAGTATGTCAGCTCGGTGTTCGATGGCGGGTTGGCTCAGGCCGACAAGGTATTCAACAAGGTCGTCATCAAGAACGAGGCGCGCAAGTACTCCCGTATCACGGTCGAGTACAGCACGGACGGCGGTACTGTGTGGACCTCGCTCGGCAACATCGACGGCCCAACCTCAGACACTACTGTTACCCAGGAGACGACGTTCACCATCGGCACGGCATTCATCGGCGTTACTGCACGCCGCTTGCAGCTGCGCTTGACCATGTATCCGGGAGATAGCGCTGCGGTTGGATATGCCAACGCAACAGGTAACAGAACCCCAAAGGTTTTCCACCATGAAGTCGTGTGGGACTACGCACCCATTGTTCGCCACAACTGGAGCATGACGGTACTTGCGCTTCCCTACATGGTTAGCCCTGACGGCTCGCGTGAGAACAAGACTGGGACCACCATCATGTCCGACCTATGGACCATCATCGAGAACCGGAAGCTTGTGAAGTTCCAGGACGTGGACCAGAAGTGGTGGCTCGTGAAGGTAACAGGGCTCAATCAGTACGAAGCGAAGATTGACTACCGTGACCTTGAGGGGCGCTACGCAGAGATGCCCATTTCGCTGCAGGAGTTTGCCGAGCTTAGCTCTGACGGCAGCACGGTGGTCGAGTAATGGCCCGCAGTACTAGGCGCCCCCTCACGGGGCGCAATTCCCCCATCACTGGTCTTCCACAACCCCCGGGTCGCATCACTGGCTTGCCCGACATGGGACAACACACTTCAGGTCAGGCCGGCTCACGTATCACCGCGTCTGACATTTGGTTCCCAGACAATAACCCCGGAGTTGACCGAGTACGCCTCACTTCCGGCTTTAGGTACGGAAACCTTGAGGGCAACTCGTACCAAGGAATAGGGCTACTTACCGCCGAGCAAACCTTCGGCGATGAAGACAACGTGGCCAATCTCTGGGGCAGCATTCTGTTTAAATTCAGCACCGGACTAAACGACACAGATTCCGGCTGGATAGTTAGAGGACTCGATGCTAGCCGTAAGGCGGCGTCTCAGACCCTATCTGGTATTTCGCTGGTGAGCGGCGGTGACAGGGAAAGCTTTGGTACTGCTGACCCATACGTTGAGTTTTCATTCTCCAAGAATGATGGCACAAGTACGCGCAGTACTACTGCGAGAATAGGTCCGTACGCCACTGGGAGCGCCTGGTTCACAGAGCTTAGAGGGATTAACAGAGCACCAAGCCTTCTCTCGTATTACCACGCAGCTGCAGGTACCTCACCGGGCATTAACACCACTGATACCGTGGTCATTGCAGCTGCTTCGAGCATGACCGTCGAATCTCCGACGCAGACCTTTAGCGTTGTCTTTTTCCTTGACTTTGATGTTTCAACCGTAAGCTCAGGAGTCATCCTGATTGGAGAGTGTCAGTATCGCCTGAATGGCGCCGGAAGCTGGATTGCCCTTGCGGGACAAGCCCTCTATCAGGACAACGGAGGAACGGCTAATCAGCGCGTAACTCCGGGTCAAACCACTTCACTGACAGGTCTGACCGTTGGCGACCTTGTTGAGTTCAGGATTGTTGCACGCAAGTCAGCGGCAGCTGGTGGTTACACGGCAAACGCCATCCACAGCCGCATTACCGTTCTGGGACTAGGAGTATAGATGGACTACACAGCCGTCATGGCCGTCCTCGGCGAGACGTACTTCAAGCTGCGCTCCGCCGAGCAAACCATTCACGACCTTCAAGAACAACTTGCTGCACTAAACCCCAAAGAAGAGGACGAGGAGTAAGAGATGCCTTTTGTTGTTGTCTCGCGCTCAAGCTGGGGCGCGAAGCCTCCTAAATCCAAGGTGCCCATGACGGGCGCCAAGGCAGACGTGTTCATCCATCACACGGCCGGGTTGGCAGGTCCGGCTGACAAAGAAGCGGCCATCATGCGCGAACTACAACAGTCAGCCTTCAATGAGAACTACCGAGACATCGAGTACCACTTCGTTGTTTTCCCAAGCGGGAACGTCTACGAAGGGCGCGGATGGGGACTTGAGGGTGGCGCAACGCGCGACCACAACACGGACTCGTACGCCATCAGCCATGCCGGTAACTATCAGAGCGAGGGAGTGAGCCAGGCGCAGATTGAGGTCACGCGCTGGCTCATCGCCGAGGGACAGAAGAAAGGCTTCATCGCGAAATCGCCCATCATCCGTGGACACCGCGACGTGAACGCGACTGTATGTCCCGGCTCACATTTGTATGCACGTCTGCCCGACATCCGTAAGCCATGGCTAGCTCAGTTCCCGTCGTATCGCATCACGCATAAGAGCGGCAGTAGTGGCGTCATTAACCCTCCCGCTCCAGGCCAGTCGGCGTTTCCGATAACAGTCAAGCGCATGGAGGAAATCCTCCGAGACGAGGGCTGGGTTAAGGGCGAGCGACTCTAGTGCGGCGCGCCACCTGGCGGCTCGCACTAGCCGCCCTGGTGGTGGTCGCAGTCTCATGGCCGCAGGCAACCACGGTTAGTGACGCACTCTCACCGGGCGCGATAGAGAACTGCTTCGCATCGAGTATTAACTACGAGCGCCGGCACGCTGGAGTGAAGGAGCTGCCGCGTCTTGCCTCGCAGGACTCAGCAGCACGCACGCACTCCAGCGCGATGGCGCGGAAAAGCACCATCTTTCACAGTACCCCGGACGGAACGTGGGGCGGCGAGAACGTCGGGATGGGACCCGACTGTCCGAGCATCCACAATGCGTTCATGGCATCTGCTGGTCACAAGTCCAACATCTTGGACAAGGACTGGGCTGGCATGGGGGTTGGTGTCGTCGTAAGAGATGACACCGTGTACGTAACGGAACGCTTCACCTACCCGAGGAGTAATAGTGCCCCGCGACCCACGCCATCGCCGAAACTTCGGCGGAAGGATTCGTGCTCAAGAACTTGAGCCCGTCAATCCGTACCCGTGGATGTCATGGCCGGACGCCGTAGTCCACAAGGAGCTGGAACTTCGTGGCGTGCCGTTCTCGTACCGCTACTTCAAGCCAGAGTGGTCGCCGGTTCTGAAGATAGTGCTCCCGGACTTTCATCCCGAGTTCACGCTGCCCAACTACAAGATAGTCATCCTCATCCTGGGCACGTTCTGGGGCGGCATACCTGGACTCATTGACCGTAACGCGCTGGCGAAGGTCATCCTCGAAGGTGAAGGGTGGAAGGTAGTCACCTGGAACGAGATTGACATTCGTACGCGAGTGCAACAGCTGTTCATCAATGACCTGCCACAGCTTAATGCAGCTGCCATCCGTGGTCCGATGATTGTCTCGCCGTACGCAACGGTCAACTACATCGCCCGATTCCTTGCCATCATCGGGAAGAAACGAAAGCTCATCAAGAAAACTCGTCCCACTATTACTGCACGACAGGGAGGAAGACGTGAGCGATTCCGTCGTCGTAAGCGCCGTCGCGTCCGCCGCGGCTATTAGCTGTACCTGGCTGTTCTGCCGCACGCTCAGGACGCTGAACTTCGTAGTGGCGACCAGCTCGCAGCCCGAGGCTGCGGCAGTCAGCGAGGAGGAACTGTCCGAACTGGATGAAGTGGACGAGAGGTTTCCAACCGAGCTAGGTCGGGACCAAATGACCTACGAAGGTGCCGCGGAGATGCTCGACTCACAGTTGTAAAGAAGAGGAGGGGGCTTGTGGCCCCCTCCTCTGTTGCTACACTCACCTCCATGACACGCCTCCGTGCCTTGAGCGGACTAGTTGCGCTCCTCGTGCTGTTCTCCATCTGGACGACAGGTCGGCTCAACCTGGTCGAAGAACAGGCGCAGAAGGACCGGCGCGCCGCCTGCGAAGACAACAACAAGCTCCGAGACAGCCTACAGGAGATTGGCGTGCGCATCGCGGAGGGCTATCGCCCACCCGGACTCGCGCCAAAAGAGGTGCAGGTGAAGAGACTCATTGAACGTTTTCAGAGACTCTTCAAGCACCTAGACTGCTAGCAGTCCCCAGCACCCGCAGGATAATCCACTCGGTCCCCAGTGGTCCCCGAGCCTGCCGTGCGGGACACATGGAACCAATTCGCTGAGTCATCAAAGCAAACAAGCCTGCGACTGCCGTTGGCTGGATACCAGATACCGTCGTTTGCGGACAACACCCACACGTTCTTGTGATAGTCCGGCATCGGGTCGCCGCCGTTACTGTCGTTAATGTGCTCGGCGGAAGTCAACGCGACGGGGTTATCCGGGTAATAGCCAAGGACGTTCGTGTAGTTGATGGTCTGTCGCGCCTTGTTCGGCTCATCCCATTGAACAGCGAAGTCATCGGTCCCCGTCTTTATCATCAGGATGCGCCAAGGACCGAAGTTCAGGTTCGTGTTATCGAGTCTCCAGGTGTAACAGGGATTGCCGCACGATGACTTGCCGGTAGCAACGAAGTGTCGGATATGCCAAACGCCGTTTAGGTCCTTGTCGGCAATCACGCCGTGCTCAAAGAACTCGGTCGTCGTCCGGTCGTACAGATACACGCTACTTACAATGCCACCACCAAGCTCAACGCCATTCGGGGCTTCGTGCCAAACGTCGGCTGCGACTCCTGCCACTTGCCAGCACGTAGTCCCATCAGCTGGCCCTGAACACGTCTGGATTGCAGGACGACCATCGACGGCACTAGCGGGGGTTTGTCCGAGCAGCCCGACCAGCAGCGCCACAGAGGCCAAGATGACTGCGATACTTCTCTTCAATGCACCCTCCTTCGGGTTGTCCCGCACGACCGCCGTGCGGAAAGAAAAGGAGGACCAGCGCTCATCCACGCTGGTCCTCCGGGCCGTAGACAGTTACCCGACTAAGCTCCGTCCCCTTCGCTCGTCGGTTCTGCCTCGACAGGGACCTCAATTTCGACTTCAGGCTCGGGCTCGAAGACCGGGGCCATTGGGGCAAGGCCCTCAGACATGAGCCGGAAGTCCACAAGTGCGCTGTGGAGTAGGTCGTAGACCTTCTCTTGGTCCAGCCCCTTGAGGTTCTTTACGCCACCGGCAAGACTTGAGAAAGTCCTGGCGGCGATGGCGAGCTTCGTCTCGCCCTGTGCCCCGGTCTGCGCGCCCAACTCCTCGGCTACCCTCACAGATTGCTCCGCGATAGTGCGCGCTACATCTAGCTGCCGAGCGGTAAGAGAACTCTTGAGCAGGCGCAAGACATAGGCCACGATGATGGGCGTGGCAGCAGCAAGAACCGTCGCGATGAGCTGAAGTGCAGCTTCCTGAATGCTCTCAAGCAAAGTGCCTCCGAGTTCAATCGAGTTTGAACTTGAAGGACAGCGCAGCTTAACTGCGCAGCCTCCTTGGACAACCGAGTTAGTCGTCCAAGGAAGTGGCTATGCTCAGTGCTGGCGCGTGCTATCTCCGGCATTCCAGATAACTGTTACCGAGGTAGGGGTAACGGGGGGTTCGCCGCCGCAGTCAGTGCAGGTGAATCGGCCGGTAGCGTCAGGCCGGTGTGCCGGCTTGAGCGTCTCGCACACACGACAGTAACGGAGCTTCATGGGGTCATAGCCCCATGGGGCACCATGAGATGAATCTCATGCAGCTTCAAGTGCTTGACCCTCCCTTTGACGGCGCGCCGCGTAGGGAAACGGTGGGATTCCCCACGCCACGTTCGCTCACATACCAGGTGACGTGGCGGACCTCCCTCGGGTAATCGTCAAACTCGGTCAAGACAACTACATCGCCCACGCGCGGCACCGTGTCCATCGCATACTCGACGTTCATGGGTCCCGACTGGTCATCTGGCTGAAAGACGAACCGTACCGTTGTCACTCAACCTCCATCGGGCGTCGCGCCGCGGCGGTATCCCATCTCGTAAGCGTGCTCCATCAGCACGTCCGCGACCTCAGTGAAACCAGGGACCGGACCGAACGTCCATCCACACGCGCACGTCGCCGTGTAGAAACCATCGTCGTCGTCCATGAAGGAGTCCTCGGCGATGTTATGCTCCGTCGCCCACGTAACCTGCGCTTCACTCATCGTTCGCTCGACTCCCATTCGACGCTCGGCGCATCGGACCCCAAAGCGCCTTCCGGCATTCGTGGACGACGTACTCACGAAGGTCCTCCAAGTCGGCCTTGAGCATCCCCTTCTGGTCTGCGGCGGCGTAGATGCGGACCAGCGCAGCCTTCATCGCCAACGCGGTCGGCACATAGGGGTCGCGGTGTTCTACCAAGTCAGTCATTCGCAGGTTCCCCGTTCAGCGACGCGCCCGGCGCTCGCGTCGGGGGCGGTTGTCGTACCATTCGACCGCCTTCTCAATCTCAGCCGCGCGCTCCTTCGTAACCAAGATGGTGTCCATCCCATCCTCGCCATCCATCACTAGGTTGAAGTACAGACGCAGCCGCACCCGGTCCTTAGGGTCGGCGTACTTGTAAGAACTACGGAAGTACCAGACCAGCTTCATCAGCAAGTCTTGGAACTTCTCTCGGTCCACGTTCTCGTTCGAGTCGAGGAACTCCTCGACCATCACGTAGCTCCGCTGATAGTCCTCCTCATTGAAGCCCGTCTTCTTCTTAAACACGCTTCCGTCCCTTCGCCCACTTCTTCCTGCGCTGCTTCTCAGCCGCAGTGCGCGCTTGTCGCGCAGCCATGTTCTTGTCCCAGTCACCCCACTGTGCCTGGGTCAAACCTTTCTTGTCTTGCGACTTGGCCTTAGCCTTCTCGCCAGACTCCCTATCCCTGCGCACTCGGTCGGCAGAGATAGCTAGATAGCATTCGAGCACAATGGAAGGCAGTCCCTGAGTGGACTGAAGCACTTGAGCGTCCTGAGTCCAGTCGTACTCAGCCAGCTTCTCATGCACCAGCTCAACGATGAGCTTCTTGGTTGGGCTTGAGTGCATGACGAAGCGCCCTGACGCCTCATGGGTAAGAGTCCAGCCCAGCTTCTCGACGTGTGACTTATGAACCAGGAGGCCGGGTATTACTTCCTCGGCCGTCACTACTGCGCCTATCGGGTTGACCACTATCTCCCGCTTCATCAAGCCTTTCGATTACCAAGCGCGAGCCTTTGTGCTCGCGGCGCCAGCGCTTGAGGAAGCGCCGGCTAGAGCCCCGAGTGCGGGGCACGAAGACAACGGAGGGTCCATCTTCCTCGCGGATGACCAGCTTCTTGCGCCTCATCGAGTGCCTTCCCACCGCAGGCGCCGCACCCACAATTGTGGGTTCCACTTCTCAATTACCCCCAAGTGGGTGCGCCATGAGGCACCACTCGCCACCCTGTCACCTAGCTCTAGGGCTAAGGCTTCATACTCAGCTGGGGTCATGCTGCCTCTAGCTTCTCGCACCCATGACAGCGCCAGTCCTCGGCGCTGCGCCAAGCGCGTTCGCTGACTTCAAAATCTCGACGGCATGAGAGACAGTAAAGTCGGAATAAACCCTGGCAGGTAGGGCAGGTATTCGGATTGAAAAACGCACCCTTCTGACCAGCACTTTTACTCTCGTTTATTCCGGGTTTGCCCGGAGGCGGCAACGTCCTGTCGAGCGCTGCCCTCACTGCCCGGTCGGTTACGCCGTATCGACGTGCGAGACTCGCCACTATCCCGTACGCTCCGTGCGCCTGTTGGTACTCCTTCTGAAGCATCCGTGCCATCTCTGTCGAGATGTTCTTGCTGCCCTTCTTCCTCGGCACCTTCCGGTAGCACCTTCCCTTGAGAGTCAATGGTGGGGGGATAGACCTGCAAGTGGCGCTCCCTGAACCACTGGAGCGCGATGTCTTTTACCGTCTCTGTGTCGAGGAGCTGGTCGATGCTTAGGCCGAAAGCATCAGCAATTCCCCGCACAATGCGCAGTCCAGGGTTAGGGCTCTTGCCCGTCTCCACTGTCTGCAGAGTGGGGCGCTTGACGCCGGCGTATCGCGCCAGCTCTGACTGGTCCCATCCCTTTGCTTCGCGCAACATCTTCACGTTCTGACCAAGCTTGCTCATCATGCGGACTCCTTCACGCTGTATGCGGCGGATGTCTGCATAGTAGCAGCTTGACTTACTTCTGTCATCTTGCCACTAGGCCATTCCCACTTGAACTGCCAGCCTGGGAATGTGCTCTCAATGGGCCTAGGCCCATGTCGGTTCTTAAGGAGCTGCACGTACACTTTGTCTTTCGCTTCTTGCACTCGTTCGGCCCATTCCAGGTACTCCTCATCGTCGGAGTCTCTCGACGGGGGTGGTTCGCGCTCTGGTCGGTACAGTCCGAGCATGTAGTCGGCGTGCTGCTCCCCGCCGTACATCGCGTCCTCTAGCGTCAGCGGTATATGGCCGTGATTGCGTCGTGTAGGGTCGCCCTCATTGGCACGGCCTGTCTGGTGGAGTAACAGTAGGGACACCTGCTCCGCATCCGCCCAGCGTTCCGCCTCTGTAGCCAGCCTTGGTATGCGCTGCTGCTCCGCGCCGCTATATGCATCCCGACGAGCAAGCCCAAGAAAGTCGAGAGCCACAATCCGCGGCCTCTCCCCCATGTGCTCCTCGTAGTCGTGAACTGCTTTCGAGAAGTCATCGAACCCGGCACCTTCCACTTTTGTTGGCTTGTACACCCAGAGCGACGGGTACTCCTCGGCGTAGCGCTCAAGCCACTTGCGTGACTCCTTGCTGCCTGCCTTGAGCCCGCCTTCCAACGCCCACGGGTCCAGCCCGAAGCGCATACATGCGAGCCGGGACCAGACCTGCGGCACCGTCATCTCTAGCGAGAGGAACAGCACGCCGTGCTGCGCCATGTTGGCAATAAGGTTCAGGGCGAAGAACGTCTTGCCGACTTCGGTGCGCCCTATTACCATCATCAAGTCGCCGGGGGCTAGACCACCGCCGCGCATCTGCTTGTCGAGACAGGCATAGCCGGAGCTAATCCGGCTCCGACTGTCGAGCGCGTACTCCTCGAAGAGGTCTGTCTGTTCGGTAGGCGAGTAGAGCACTAAGCCTCCGTGCTTGTTCGAGTACCGGGGGAAGGACTTGCACCTTCGGTCGTGGCTGCGGGATTACACCGCTCCGGCCAGAACCCTTTCTATCGCCCCGGTTGACCTGCGCTGCCTACTACTTTCCGGCCTCGTGCTGGTTGCCTAGGACCTTGGCCACTTCCCGCATAGCGGGCGTGTGCCGCACGCGCCGTATCTACCTCGGACGGGCAAGGCCAAAATCCTCGCTCGCCACTACCAACCCACCCTCGGCAGCGCATGTCTTGTTGCTTAACCCACTTGCGCCATGAACTCCTTGGCCACGCGCTTGACCAACTCGTTCTCCGTCTTGTTGACGAGGAAGTTGGACACGAACGTCGGGTCCTTCTCGTAGACCTCATCAAGCGTGAGGCCCTTGTACTTGCTCCACGTCAGCTTGAAGCTGCCGGGGTCGTCGCTAGGCGCCGACTCGGGTTCCTCGATGACAGTGCCCTTCGGCATGCTGCCTTCGATGACGCGCAACGCAACGTCCGTCGCGTCCTCGTCACTAGCACCCGCAGCTGCGAGCGTTGCCGTAGCAATCTCTTCCTTCATGGACCAGAAGGTAGAGGTTGCCTCTTCCTTGGTGGTGATAACCCCCGCCTCGACGAGGCTGGAGGTAAGAGCAGCCGCCGCAGACACAGCGTTGCTGTGTGCGATGGCACGGTCACGGGCGTCATACTCCCGCTTGAAACTGCCTCCACGTCCGGGCATTAACTAGCCTTCCTTTCCATGGGCGCCGGCCTTGGCGCATACTTTCCGTCTTTGGTCATCAAGTACGCCTCGGGGTAGAACGGCGTGCCGTAACCTGCGAACAACTTCTCGTGGTAATAGCACCACTCCCCTACCGTGCCGTCGTCCTTCAGGACTTTGGGATGGGGACAACTCCCGCGTGACAGCACTAGACCGCATGTTTCTCTCAGCTTTCCTCCTTGTCAGTCAATTCAACTGCCGAAGCATCTTCCAGCAATAGAACACAGACATACGTGAAAATACCCAGACCGAGGATGGCACCAATAACCACCGCCATGACGTTCACGCCACCCTCCTCGCTAGTTCCTCAATATGCCGCTCAACGCACAGCTCAGCCGTCGGCTTGAAGCGGTGCGTCCAGTCGGTCAGGTAGTTGAAACCCTTCGGGTACGGCGGCAGAATTCCGCTGCGCTCGTATTCACTGAAAGCTTCAATCACTTCGTCGTAGCGTGGGCGAATGAACTTCAAAACCTTGTCGTCATCCCAGATGTCGGGTTCTTTTACCTTCTTGTAGGGGTTAGAGGCGCCCTTCTTCGTCGCCACTTCCTTCGTGCGTCGCACTTCCAGTGGCTTGATGGGAATGCCGCGCGCCTCCACCACGTCTACGTACCAGATGACTAGGTGCTCGCACTTCCATGCGGCCGGCGAGAACTTTCCGAGGTTGCCCTCCCACTGGTAGGCGTTGTTCACCAGCCAGCGGTAACCCTGCACCTGCTCAACGTGGTCGGCCCACGGGTCGTCCCACCGTGGCGGGTTGTCCGTCGTCTTCAGGTCAATCAGCGAGTCGGGCAGGATGAGGTCCGGCTTGCCGTGTACCTCTCCCCCACCGGGCAGCTTGGCCCAGAAGCGCACTTCGGCAATGCCACCCTTGCGCGTGTGTCGCTCGATGATGCCGTGATATGCCGTGCCCTTCCATGGCTTCCAAAGCTTCTCAAGGTCCACCACGTAGTCTTCGTACTTCTCAAGGATGGAACAGCGCAGGCACCTGTCCACGTTCAGCAACGTGGTCATGCTCACGCCATCCGGGCGCTCCTCAGTCTCAAGCATGGACTTGAGGATTTCGTACGGATAGATGAAGGCGGGGTCTTCGAGAGCCTCACCGAGCAGGTCCTCGGGCGTAGTCTCGTAGACCTGGCCGCGATAGCCCTTCCAGCGAACTAGGACAGCGGGCATTTACTGAGCCACCAGTTTGCAGAAGGAGTTGCAGTAGAACCTGCCGTTGAAGAAGACAACGTGCGGAGTGCGCAGGTTATCGAACGGCTTGCTACAGCTAGCGCAGGCGAGCTGGCTTCCTCGGCCAAAAGCTTCGCCGCTCTTGAAACCCTCGCTTATTCCCTTCGCGTACGTCTCCTCGCGTATCTGGAGCAGTTCGTCCACCGTCACCACGTCGCGCGGCTCCGAACTCTGGTCGGTAGCGGGGGCAGCTTTCTTGGCAGTGCGGTTCTTTTCCGTCATGCAGAAACTCCCTTCGGCAATCGAAGGTCGGAGTAGTAAGCCTGTAAACACTTAGTCGCTTGCTGCGGAGCGTATGCTCGTCAAGAGATGGCGATAGGTGACTATTAGCCTGGGCGAGTACGGTGTCGGTTTCCCCTTCAGAGAAACCAGCGCGCCGGCACTGCAACGCCAGCGCATACATGGCATGGTTGCGTGCGCCTCTCGTCTCTCCGTGGTCCCGGATGTGCTCGGCGCAGGGCAACAGCTTCCCGTCTCCCTCGTACTCAACGGGCGCCGGCTTGGGCTCCGGCGGAAGCCCTCGCACCAATAACTGCCACCACTTGCGAGATAGAGAAGCCTTTGCTTCTATCTCGGGCATATCAACTTCAACGAGTTCTGAGCGCTTGCCTGTTACCAGATGCACGCCCAGTGGCAGCTTGACCAAGGTTCCATACCCGCCCAGAGCAACGAGCCCCTTTGGGTAGACCTCGCACGTAATGCCGGCCTGCTCCATGACCCACAGTCCGAAGCGCCTTGCTTCTAGCGCGTCGGTCCACTCCTCAAGGAACAGCCAAGCGTGATAGCCCTTCTTCCCCGAGAACTCCAGGCAGAAGTAGCCCGAGTTGATGCCAGCACGTAATAGAACTCGACGGATGAGAAACACGTCGGCATTAGCCTGGCGCATGTCGCCATCACGGTCTATGTCCCAGACAATGCAGCGAACCTTGCTGTCCTCTTCCCGGCCCAAGTAGATGCCGATGGTCCAGTCGCCATCAAGATGGCGCTGCACATCCTCGGGGGTCAGCTCTCGCCGTACCGGGTGGTAGCTTCCGTTCGGTTGCTGCTCGGCAAACGCGCTGCGCCTGCCCTGGAAGAGGAACATGAAGTCATCTAAGAACAAAGTTGAAGAAGTCCTCCTCGGTCATCACCACGAGCGCCTTCTCTCTGTCCCGGCGCAGCCTGGCGATTGGGATGCCCGGTCCCTTCTTCGCCTTCTCGATGTTCAAGTAGAGCCGAGCTGGTATGCGAGTGGAGTCGCGCGTTACCTCGACAGAGAACGCCACTCCCCTGCCACCAGCTGCCTCAGCAATAGCCACAAAGTCCGGGCCGTCCACGCCACCGCGCCAGGGCACCGGCCTAAAGCCGCGCTCGGCCCACGCCTTGCGCGCCTCGCTCTCTCCGTTACTGCCCTTGCGCCTCGACCGCCTGCCTCGGCGGTTGACCGGCGAAGGCGTCACTTCTCCGGGGGACCTGCTGCCGCTCACCTAGACACCCACCATGCGAAGTAGGACAGCCATGCCACCCAGACAGCGACATAGGCAATAAGGAATCTTGCCTCCCACTTACTCACTTCAGCACGTCCTCAGCGGCAGCGATAGCAGCTTCTATCTTGCGAGGGCGATAGACAGCACCATCGCTTGACTCGATGTCAGGTGGAATTGATTTCAGCGCATCCCGTATCTGTTCGATGACGCGACGGTAGCGTTCGCTTCGTTCTGCTAGGTCAGCACAACGGGCCTGAAGAAACTGGTCGGCTACTTCCTTCATTGCGAGCGGGACTCGCCAGTTCTCCAGCCGTCGTATCTCGGCTATCGCCTTGTTGAGCGCACGCCGTTCCGCGTAGTAAAGCTGGTTCGGGGTGAGAGACGGTTGCGAGTCGGACCGTTCTCGCTGTTCTCGTTCAAACCGGTCAGCTAGGTCACTCAACCTGCCATCTCCTGAGCTATCAACATGTCCCGTATCGTGCGGTAAATGAAATGGTGCAAGTTGTACTGCTCTGTCTGCGAGTCACTCACTACGGCACAGAACTCGCACCCACACAAAGGTGCTTTGTGGTCCCGGAGACAGACGCTCTTACCGCAGGCACACGGTGACGGTTCCTTAGCTACCGTCTCTGCCGTGGAGGGTGAGGCCAAAAGCGATGAGCGCCAGGCCGGCGACGGCAAGAACGACAATGCCTACTCCTGTCTTCGGGAGTGGCTTCGGGTCCACTCTCTTGCTGCTTGACGAGCCGCCGCCTCCGACTCCTGAGACTGAAGTAGTAGGAGTTGGGCTCGGTGTAACAACGTCACATCCCGGCGTGATTTCGCACGGCTCGCAACCCTCCGGTAGCCAGCAAATAAGAGTTGGCTCCACCGATGGAGACGGAGTGGGCGAAGCGGTAGGTTCCGGCGATGCACAGTGGTCCTCGTTTCCGTCACCATTCGGCTGGTCACAGTCCTTGCCATGCTCGGGCTGCGGGTCCGGGCGACACTCCTGATTGCTATTACCGTGCGAGCAGTCCGTGCCGAAGTCGTCGGCAAGCGCTCTGGGCGCCACGAATACGAGCAACGCCGCAAGTGCTACGCCGAACAGAAACGCCGGCAATGGTCTGATTTCTCTCAACGCTTAGGTCCCTTCTCCTGCTTGTCATGCAAGCGGTAGCGCGCTGCCTTCACAAGAGAAGAAGGGAACGCTGACTGGTTGACAACTACGTAGTGACAGAGGGATGGGTCATCGAGCACCGCATCGAGCTGGTCGCGCAGGGCTTTCCATTCCCCTTCCGGGTTCTGCTTGTAGCTGCGTAGGACTGTTATCGTCCCTCCCGGCCAGGTTCGTACCAGTCGGTACGGCTCCAGGTCAGAGTCGATATGCAGGTCTAGGTCACTCAAGCTAGGTGCCTTTCTCGCATCTTCTCTTGAAGCTCGGTCAGAACAGCTAGAACTTTCTTTCCGACGTATGGCCCACGCGGGTCCGGCCGGCGCAAGCCCAGCTCGGCGCCTGCTTCTCGCACCGTCATGCCATCGAGGAGCAGGTGCAGCATCCCTCGGGCTTCTTCGCTCAGCTCTGCGCTGAGCATTCGCATGTCGGCCATGAACTCGACGTGTGCGAAGCCAGGCTCGTCCTTCAGTAGCCGGACGCTCTCCTCCGACTCATCAAGAAAGTCGGACTTGAAGTCCATGGAGAACTCGTTCGGTCTGCTCCCGATGCGTCGATGCAAGAGCCACATCGCACGCCACGCAGCACGTTCGTAGATGAAGTTCTTCGGACTCTTCCCCTTCTGCGGGTCATAGAGAGCATGGAACTCATCTATCACCCGCTGTACTACCTCGGGGATAAACTCCAGCGCTTCGGAAACACTCAGCTTTGTCCCGGTGAAGCACGCATTGCGAGCTACGTCAACCATCTCTCCGAAGTGCTCACGGATATACCGCTCTCTGCCCTCGTAACTCGACAGGTCGAGCACTACTTCCAACAAAACCTCCATTCGGGGTTAAAGAATGGTCTGCTTAAACGTCACTGCGCCTTCGCTTAAACGTCACCGCAGACAGACCAGTGCTTAAACCCAGGCGTCTATTACCGGGCTGGTATTAGCTACATCCTGGCCCCCCAGCCCCCCGTCAAGAGTGTTAGTCGTTGACGGGGATTGCTATGTGAAGCAGCACGCTCATAGCGCGTTTGTTGAACGACTTACTTGGGCGTGAACCAAGCCCCGATTCGTTCTTGGGAAAAGCTCGAAAGCACTCTTCGGAACTTCGATTCATGGCTCGGTGATGCCGTACCAGGTGGCATGGACATCGACTTCATGTGCGAGCGTCGGGGCAACTTCCTCATACTCGAAGGTAAGCCGCTCATTGATGGACAGGTCATCCTCCCGCTCGGTCAGTACATCGCTCTTAGAGCCCTTGCTGCGGTCCCCAACTTCACCGTCTACATCGTCGGTGAGGGGGCCCAGGTCAGCCGTGCTCGACGTGGTGCGTTTGCTATTGCCTCGGTACGGGACCTACCTCGAAACCTTGTTCAACGGCGTTGGAGCGGCGTTCGCTCTGTGGTCATTCCTTCAAGCCTTCTTGAGCCGGTGAGTGTCACCGGCCTTCGCAACACCCTTAAGAGATGGTGGGAGGAAGCCGCTTGAGTCAGCTCGTAGTCACGCTGCCCGATGGAAAGCGCTTCGTGTTCCAAGAACACGGCGGGCTTGACCGGAAGTGGCAGCTGCAAGTGATGGAAGAACTCATCGAGAAGCGCCAAGGAGAACCGAGTCAGAGATGAACTGGAAGAGTCTTGTCGGAGGACTGTTATTCGCAGCGGCTGCATTTACCTTCGGTGCTTGTATCTGGACTTATCACGAGCACCCGTCGCAGCAATGGTTCACCGTTCTGTACTCCGGGGTTGTTGAGCTAATCACGGCGCCCATTTTCCTTGTATGGGGCTCGGACCCTCCTAAGGGGTACTAACCATTGAAGATTGCTGTTGACCTTGACGACGTAGTTCTCGACTTCCGTGGTGGCCTGCTCGACGCTATGTATCGGGAGTTCGGAGTTAGGGCAGAGCGAGAAAGCTTCACGAAGTGGGACTCACCCCTGCTCGTGGACTATGAACACGTCTTCAAGGACGCTGGGTACAAGAGCGCATGGCAATGGCTGCGTGAGCGGGACTGGCTCTGGGCTACGTTCGTTGCTGTCCCCGGCGCCATCGGTGCTATTCAGCAACTGCGCTCGCAGGGTCATTACCTCGAATGCCTGACCGCCAAGCCTGAGTGGGCCGAGTGGTGCGTGTGGCGGTGGCTTGGACGCTGGAGGCCGGCCTTCAACCGAGTCACCATCGTTACCAACAAGACACACAAGGCCAACGCATCTGACGCAGACCTACTCATTGACGACAAAGACGAGAACGTCAAGGGCTGGGTCATGTCCCGACGGGAGCGCATTGGCATTGTGTTCGACCAGCCCTGGAATCGGGCTCCCGCCGTCGAAGGCAACGTGCGCACCTACCGAGCACATGACTGGAGCGATGTCCATCAACTCGTGGAGCACATTAACTGGAGGAAGGCAGTTGTCTAACTTCGAGGTAAAAGACTCAGGCAAGCGTGCCCAGTTTGAAAGCGGCATGGTCCGCGATACCAACGATGGGAAAGTGCAGTGGCATCGCCTCGCAGAGGGTCCGATGCTCGCACGTTGGGCCGAGCACCTAACCAAGGGTGCGGTCAAGTACCCCGACCTTGAGGATGGCAGCGCTAACTGGACGCTCGCCTCTGGTGATGCGGAGCTGCGCCGGTTCCGTGAGTCTGCGTTCCGCCACTTCATGCAGTGGCACAACGGAGACACCGACGAGGACCATGCCTCTGCTGTGTTCTTCAACGTCAACGGCGCTGAGTACGTGAAGAACCAGCCTTTGAAATTGAACTGCCTAAGTACCTATACGTGGCATGAAGCACCGGACAGGAGACCTGTTCTTGTGATTTGTGAGAACAAGTACGGTCATTCTGGCCTTCACTCGGCCGGACCTTACACATGGATGGAATGAGGCGACACAACGGATGAGTCTCGTCGAGCGTCTGCACGAGGAACTACAGCAGCTCATCTTTGACAACCGAACCGTTTTTCTGTTCCGGGAGATAGACCAGGAGAGCAGCGAGCAGGTGTGCCGAGAGCTGCTGCGCCTCAGTACCACCCGCCGCAAGATAACTCTCGTAATGAACTGTGAGGGTGGCTCTATCTTCTCGGGCTTCTCCGTCGTAGACATGATTGAGTACTGCAATCGCCGAGGCGCAATGGTCCACGCTGTCGTGCTTGGGCAGTGCGCCAGCATGGCAGTAGCCGTGCTGCAAGCAGCACACAAGCGCCTTGTCTCTCCTCGCTCGCACGTAATGCTGCACTCGGCGAGCGTGTTCAAGGAGGACTACCTGTCGCTAGCCGAAGACTCGCTGCAATTCGCACGGCGCGACTGGCTGCGCTACCTAGAGCTGTTGTGTGAGCGCAGCGTTTACACACCGAAGCAACTTGAGAAGAGGCTTGTCGGGCGGGAGCTGTACCTCACCGCCGAAGAGGCCATCGAAGTCGGCCTGGCGGATGGCACGCTATAAGGAACCGTTCGCTGACAAAACCGAACCACACCACCTGCTCTACCCGGACCCAGAGCTGTCCCCACGCTGGCGTGACATCGACGCCGAGCGCTTGCGTGAGACGGTTGACTCACTCCCCCGCCCACTGCGACACGTGGCAGAGTCCCTGTTCTGGGAGCGTACCTCTCTTGCTCTTGCGTGCCGGCGCCTCGGACTACCCAAGGCAGCCGGCGCTTACCTACTAACCCGGTTGAAAGAAGAAGTGGCGTACCGCTACTCAAACCCGGTTCAGTTAGATGTGCCTTTGGCACGGCGGGTGGAGCGGCACGCCACTCTCTATGTCGATGGCTTGCGTCCCAGTATCTATGTCGCCTCTCGCGCCGGGGTAATAGCACCCGAGCTGCATCGAGAGCGGGTACGTGGAGCACGAGACGTGCTGCGCTTTCTTGACCGAGTAGAGGGTGGCTTCCGTTGGCGTGTGACTCGGCAGCGAGCTGGTCTGCTCCGTGAGTTTGCCG